GGGGCGATCATCCGCGTGGCCGGCATCGAGAGCCGCATCCGCGGCATGAAGTTCAAGCGGCCCGACGGCCGGGCCGTCCGCCCGTCGCTGGTGGTCTTGGACGACCCGCAAACGGACGAGTCGGCCCGCAGCGATCAGCAGACCAGGGCGCGCCTGGAGACGCTCAACGGCGCCATCCTCAACCTGGCCGGGCCGGGCCAGAAGATCTCCGGCGTTATGCCCTGCACGGTCATCCGCCCCGGTGACATGGCCGACCAGATTCTCGACCGCGACAAGCATCCTGAATGGCAGGGCGAGCGGACGAAGATGGTCTACGCGTTCCCCGCGAACGAGAAGCTCTGGGAGCAGTACGCGCAAATCCGGGCCGACAGCTTCCGCAACGACGGCGACGGGCGTGAGGCGACCGAGTTCTACCGCCGGCACCGCGAGGAGATGGACGCCGGGGCCGTGGTCGCCTGGCCGGAAAGGTACAACGCCGACGAGCTCTCCGCCGTCCAGCACGCGATGAACCTCAAGCTCCAGGACGAGCGGGCCTTCTGGGCCGAGTACCAGAACGAACCGATGCCGGAAGACGAGGGCGACGCCGAGCAGCTCACGGCCGAGCAGGTGGCCGGCAAGACCAACGGCTACCGGCGCGGCGAGGTGCCCATCGGAGCGAACCACCTGACGATGTTCATCGACGTGCAGGGCAAGGCGCTGTTCTACGCCGTGACGGCCTGGGAGGACGACTTCACGGGCTACGTCATCGACTACGGCACGTACCCCGACCAGCGGCGGGCGTACTTCACGCTGCGGGACATCACCAGGACGCTCGGCCGGGCCGCGCCGGGGGCAGGGCTGGAAGGCGCCATCTACGCCGGCCTGGAGAAATTGACCGGCGATTACCTGTCGCGCGAGTGGCGGCGGGACGACGGCGCAGTGCTCAAGATCGAGCGCTGCCTCATCGACGCCAACTGGGGCCAGAGTACCGATGTGGTCTACCAGTTCTGCCGCACCAGCGCCCACTCAGCCATCGTCATGCCCAGCCATGGGCGATACGTCGGGGCCTCCAGCGTGCCGTTCAGCGAGTACAAGCGCAAGCGTGGCGACCGCGTCGGCCACCACTGGCGTATCCCCAACGTAGCGGGCCGCCGCCAGGTCCGTCACGTCGTAATCGATACGAACTACTGGAAGAGTTTCATCCATGCCCGCCTGGCTGTGCCGATGGGCGACAAGGGCTGCCTGTCGCTTTTCGGGAGGAAGCCAGCTGAACATCAGCTTTTCGCCGAACACGTCACCGCGGAGTATCGCGTGCGGACCGAGGCCCGGGGACGGGTCGTCGACGAATGGAAGCTCCGCGCCGGCAACCCGGACAACCATTGGCTCGACTGCCTCGTCGGCTGTGCCGTGGCGGCGTCCATTCAGGGGGCGATCCTGCCGGGCACGGATGTGAAGGCCCCACTCAGGCGCAAGCGCATGAAACTCTCCGACCTTCAGCGGAGAAGGCGATAAGATGAACGATCATACGGAGACGAAGAAGCCAGCCGAAAGACGCGGCCTGGAATGTCCCCGCTGCGGCTGCGGACACTTCCGCGTGCTCTACACCCGTCGCGCCTGGGGCGGGCGAATTCTCCGCCGCCGCGAGTGCCGCCACTGCGGACGGCGGATGACAACCTATGAGCGGGAGGCAGGTTGCACGTAGTAGTTCGGAACTATTGTTCCTTGGACACTGTCAAAGGATAGCACAAGAGAATCTACTGGCCCCTCCAGTGTTTCACCCCGCATCGTCCCGCTGCCGGACCTCGACAGCATCGTAAAACGGTCGCGCCCATTTTACGATGGCCCGTAAAATAGTCACGGAAGCCGAGCTTCTCTGCGCCGTTGAACCAGGTGGTACAATTGAACATTGAGTGTTCAATTTGCACGCCCACCACACTTCCGTCCCCCATGGTCGCGATTCTGCCCCGTCGTTGATCTCCCAGGTTCTATATGCGGAACAATCTTTTCTGAATCCCTCACTCGTCCGTCACTTCGGTCATCCGCCGGGTAAGTAACGCAGTAAGGCAGGAGATTCTTGTCCCCCACGGTAGGGCTCAAGGGGCCTTTTGCCTTTGAGAGGACAGTCTATGGCTGAAGAGCTTGACAGCACCATCCGCGAGAACGCGGCCGGGCCGAAGCGGGCCTCCGGCGACGCCGGCAGCGTGGAGCAGCACGCGCTGGTCGAGCAGATCGCGGCCGACAAGTACCTCGCTTCCAAGCAGGCCAGTCGGTCGAAGGGGCTGGGCATCAAGCTGGCCAAGATTTCTCCAGGAGGGACTGCCTGAGATGTGGCCCTTCGACTGGCTCAGGACAACGCCGTTCGGCAGCAAGAGGAAGACTCGCCGGCCGAGGTCGCTCGTGTTGCGCGGCCGCTACGACGCGGCGGTGACGAACGCCGAGAACGCCCGGCACTGGGCGAACGCCGACGGCTTGAGTGCCGACGCGGCCGCCTCGCCGTCCGTGCGGCGGACGCTGCGAAACCGGGCCCGCTACGAGGTGGCCAACAACTCCTACGCCCGCGGCATCGTCCTGACGCTGGCCAACGACACCATCGGCACCGGCCCGCGGCTGCAACTGCTGACCGGCAACGGCGAGGCCAACCGCATCGTCGAGCAGGCCTTCGCCCGCTGGGCCAGGGAAATCCGCCTTCCGGAAAAACTCCGCACCATGCGGATGGCCAAGGCGACCGACGGCGAGGCGTTCGCGGTCCTGACGGCCAACCCGAACCTCGCCTCACCCGTGAAGCTGGACGTACAACTTATCGAGGCCGACCGTGTGACCAACCCCGGCTTCAACGCGTCGGGTCCGGCTCGCCCTGGCGAAGCTGGGCGGAATCAGGCTGACGGCATCGAGTTCGACGCCTTCGGCAACCCGGTGGCTTACTTCGTCCTGCGGGAGCATCCCGGCGGGACGCGCCTCACCTGCCCGGTAGGCGCCTACGACCGCATTCCCGCCGAGGCGATGATCCACTGGTTTCGCGCTGACCGGCCCGGCCAGCATCGTGGCGTGCCGGAGATCACGCCGGCCTTGCCGCTGTTTGCACAGTTGCGGCGGTACACGCTGGCGGTGCTCGGTGCTGCCGAGACGGCCGCCGACTTCGCGGCGGTGCTCTTTACCGACGCCCCGGCCAACGGCGAGGCGGCGGCAGTCGAGCCGATGGACATCGTCGAGCTCGAGAAGCGAATGGCCACCGTGCTGCCGGACGGCTGGAAGCTCGGGCAGATCAAGGCCGAGCAGCCGGGCACGACCTACGGCGAGTTCAAGCGGGAGATCCTCAACGAGATCGCCCGCTGCCTGAACATGCCGTTCAACATCGCCGCGGGCAACTCGTCTGGCTACAACTACGCCTCGGGGCGGCTGGACCACCAGACCTACTACAAGTCCATTCGGGTCGAGCAGGCCGACTGCAACGCCGTGGTGCTCGACCGGATTCTATCGGCCTGGCTGGCCGAGGCGGAGCTGCTATCCGAGTTCTCATTCCTCCGCGGCGCGGGCGGCCCCTCGACCTCGCTCGGGGTAAACCTGCCGCACCAATGGTTCTGGGACGGCACGGAGCACGTGGACCCGGCCAAGGAAGCGACGGCCCAGGAGAAACGGCTGAAAAATAACACCACCACGCTGGCGGCAGAGTATGCACGCCAGGGCAAGGACTGGGAGACCGAGCTTCACCAACGGGCCAAGGAAAAACAACTCATGGCCGAGCTGGGGCTAACGGACGGCGACGCGCGGCCCATCGAGGATGACCAGGAAAGCGAGACTCAACGTGCCGCTGCCTGAGAAGCGACCAGCGGAAAAGCACGAGGCCTTCATCCAGCGGTGCATGGCCGATGGCGTGATGGTCCGCGAGTTTCCTGACGCCGGACAGCGCCGGGCGGTCTGCGAAGCACAGTGGAAGAAGGGAGCAACGAAGATGTCGAGCGAGGTGAAACCGCAGTTCGTGACGATGAAGGCGCCGCTTACCGTCGAGGCGGCCGGTGACGGCAAGGACCTGCCGCGGTTCCGCATGGTCGCCTACACGGGCGGATTGATGCAGCTGGCGGGCTTTCCGCACCCGGTCGTGGTGGACCTGGCGGGGCTGGAGATCCCCTCGCAGAACCTGCCGGTCCGGCTGGACCACGAGCGCCGCCAGGGCGTGGGGCACACCTCGCGCGTGGCCGTCGAGGACGGCAAGCTCATCGCCGAGGGTCTCATCAGTCGGGACACTTCATGGGCCCGCGACGTGGCCAAGTCCGGCGTCAACGGCTTTCCCTGGCAGGCGAGCATAGGGGCGGCGGTCGTGGAGAGCGAGTTCGTCCCGCCGGGCCAGGCGGTACACGTCAACGGCAGGACGTTCGAGGGCCCGGTGCACGTGGTGCGGCGGGCGGTACTCAAGGAGATCAGTTTCGTCGACAGCGGTGCCGACGCCGAGACCTCGGCCCGCGTCGCGGCGAGCGAACAGGAGAACAGCGACATGGACGAGAACAAAAGCGACAAGGGTCAAGCTGCGGAGAAGGAACACGGCTCTGAAGCGCAGAAGACCGAAACCCAGCCAACGACCAGCACGGAGGTCGCCACCTCTGCGTCTTCGGTCGAAGCGGCCGGCGACCCGGCTGCGGACATCCGCGCCGCCGCCGCTGCCGAGCAGGAGAGGATCAACGCCATCCGGAAGGTCTGCGGGCAGGATCACGGCGAGATCGCCGCCCGGGCGATCGCCGAGGGCTGGGACGCCACGCGGACGGAACTGGAAGTGCTCCGCGCCTCGCGGCCCAAGGCGCCGGCCATTCACGTGGCGGAGACGGACGTGACAGGCCAAGTGCTGGAGGCGGCGTGCCTACTGACGGCGGGACTGGGCGACGTCGAAAAACTCCACGACGAAAAGACGCTCGACGTGGCGGCCAGGCGATTCCGCGGCGGTATCGGGTTGCAGGAGCTCCTCTTGGAGGCGGCCTGGGCGAACGGCTACACGGGCCGCAACTTCCGCGACAGCCGGTCCGTCCTGCGCTACGCCTTCGGGAGGGACATCCAGGCGGCAGGCTTCTCGACGGTGGACATCGGCGGCATCCTCTCGAACGTCGCCAACAAGTTCCTGCTGGAGGGGTTCTTCTCGGTCGAGCGGACCTGGCGGAACATCTGCGCCGTTCGCAACGTGTCGGACTTCAAGACCGTCACGTCGTACCGCCTCATCGGCACGGACCAGTACGAACTGGTCGCCCCCGGCGGGGAGCTCAAACACGGCACGCTCGGCGAGGAGTCCTACACCAACAAGGCCGACACGTACGGGCTGCTGCTCTCGGTCGACCGGCGCGACATCATCAACGACGACCTCGGCGCCATCACCACCGTGCCCCGCAAGCTCGGTCGCGGCAGCGGCCTGAAGATCAACGACGTCTTCTGGACGGTCTTCCTGGACAACGGCGGGTTCTTCAAGACCGCCAACAAGAACTACGTGGTCGGTGCGGATACGGCGCTTTCCATCGATGGCCTGACCAAGGCCGAAGTGGCCTTCATGGACCAGGTGGACGCCGACGGCAAGCCCATCGGCATCATGCCGGCCGTGGTGCTGGTGCCGACGGCCCTTTCGGCGATGGGCACGCAGCTCTACAAGTCCCTG